AAGATAGATAACTGCTGATAGCATTATGACGTTTAAGATCAGAAAGGAAACCAAGAGCCTCGTCCATTCTATTGTTCCTAGCAGTCGCAGATAGTACATCTAGTTCATCCTTTCCTGTGTTAAATCCATTAGCACTGACCCACTTCTTGCTTGGTGCAGTGAAGCGTAGCCCTGCTATCTGTTGACTATCCTTTAGCTTGTACCCTTGTGCATTACAATCTTTGCATTTATTCGGTCTAGCAAACTTTGTTCCATCTTTTTTAAGTCGGTATACTTTACCTTCTCCTTTGCAACTAGGGCAGGTGTATGCCGTAGTCCTGTAGATAGGTGACGAGTTGGCTGCAACGGCATCCTTAAACTCTTCTTGTGTCGAAGTGAACTCGAAGAGATCAGCCCATTCTTTCTTGTCATGTACTCTTCTGCTGAATAATACCTGCGACTTCTGTTCAGGTGAACGAAGGTTGATCGGAGTATCGCCCATAACTTCCCTGACTTTCTTTTGCAGACGTGTTTCGATTTCCGCTTTCTCATTTTCAAACTCCTTTGCTACTCGCTCCAACTCTTGAAGATCGACTTTGAATCCTGCTGAATAAATTTCGGTAAGGGTCTTGCAGGTTTGGAAGGTAACTCTCTTGATTGTACTAAGGGAAGCTGATTCGGGCAAGGCGAAGTCTTTCTCTTGGGCATGGAACAGTTCGCAAGTAGTAAGCAAGTCATGCTCAAGATAATGGCAGAGTTCAGCCAACGGTATCTCGTTTGTGTTCTTCCCTTCCTTAAAATATTTCTTGAGTGTATCATCTTTCTGTACCTCTAGTTGTCTACGTTCTGCACAAGCCTGTAAGCTTAGTGAGTTTCTCTGACCACGATCAAGTATATATTCACCAAGCATAGTGTCATAGATGTCACCATCATACTTGAAGCCACACTGCCACAGCCACATTAAGTCGTGCTGTGCGTTATGCATAATCAGCAGCTTGGTATTGTCCAACGTCCACTGTATGTCTAGTCTGTTGAAACCTGTGTCATCTTTAGATTCATTGTGATCCAGTGTCTTGATAGTGAGGGTAGCTTTAGGATCATCAGCATCTAGCATACCCACCTGCACCAAGTGATTAGTAGGTTCGAAAGGATCAAGGTGAACCTTATCGTCACGCTTGGTGACAGTATTCTCTACGTCTAGTACTAACCTCATGATGAGTACAACGATCTTGCACCGTCAAGCGAACAGGTTATCTTACCTTGAAAGCCATTCAGTTTATTCTTTGCAATGTTTAAGTATCTAATCGGGTCTTCCTCTTCTCCTTCTACTTGTTGTGTCTTACCAATCAGTATCATAAGGTCAGCCTCTGCTGCCTTACCTGTCTTACTACCTTCCATCATAGCTTGGTTGAGATCTGATCTACCCTCTGCCTCTGCTGATAGTTGAGACATCCATATCACAGCACACTTATATTGTTTAGCTATGTTACGTGCATGGATAGCAGCAGCCTTGAGTGTTATGTCTGATCGTTCAGAAGATATGTCGGCAAACTTATCGCCCATATCCAAGACTACTATATCAGGACGCTCATGCTTTACTACTGACTCAACCCATGCCATGTTTTTACCAGTGGTATCTTTAAACTTTATCCGTTTATTTATAGATGAGTATCTACTAGCAGCTAACGCAGGGTTTTCATCTACCTCTTTCATAGTCATGAGAGTTGATGCACTGATGTATCGTGCAGCTACACGTGTGTATGCTTCTTCATTACACAGTACAATACAGTTAGCACCTTGATGTGCAAAGCCATCAGCACCTGCTACGATAGAAGCATGAAAGCTAGTCTTTCCAGTATTAGGGCGAGCGCCAACCAAAAAGAAATGACCGTCACTGATACCCTCCACCCTACGAGCCAGACTGGGTATATTGAATGACCATTTCGATTCAAGTGCCGTTGCAGCAAGGACAGTATCAAGACTGTGATCATCCCACTCGACACGAAGATTTGGAGTAAAGTCATCTTTGTATTCCTCTAATAGTTTACGTAATGGTTCAAGGCTATTCTCTGCACCGTTCACAAAGTCAAAGCCCAAGTTAGCTACAAGGTCACCGACATGCTGTTGGAATAGCTGAGATAAAGTATCGTTTGCTATCTCATCTTTGATAGGTTCAGCTATCTCGATACGCTTGAACAGATCTTCATATGCTGTACGTGTAGCGGTGGTCATGCTTGCATTGATACGGTTGAACACAGCTTGTAAGTCAGACACAGATAGGTCAGTGTCATATGTTTCCATAGCAGTATCGAGTGCTTGCTTTATCTTACGCACATCTTTGCTAAAGATTTTGTCAGGACATTGTAATCCTTTATGTTGATTGTAGAACTCTCTATTGAGTAGCGTCTTTAGTAGTGCTAGTTCCATCATCGCTGTTTATCCTCGCTCTTTCCTCTGCTCTTGCTCTCTCTTCATCTGTAAATGATCTTATCTTGTTGACACATTTACCTGTCTCATAGTTTACTATCACACCAGTGTTCCACTTAGCACGTTCTTCTTCTGCATCCTCCATAGTATCGAACAGCTTTGGCTTGGGAAAGTTTACAAACCCATGTGTATTCTCAGGTACATACATGATGTCACCATCCACGTCAATAGTTACTGCTAACTTCATTACGATCTCCTTATATGTTTAGCTTTCTATTATAAATTGTGAAATAGAATATCTTCCTAAACCTTTTCCTTGGTTTTCTTTAGACATACTAACTGGGGTAACTTCGTGTGTTAACCATCCTGGCATGAATAAAATCCTTCCTCTTTTGCACTCGATAGTTAATTCATTTTCGATTATTAAATCACCACCACTAAAAACTTTTGGATCTTTATAAAACCAAAAAAGTACTGTTATAAAAGACGTATCAATGTGACCTTTGTAATAGTCAGAGGCTTCATAATAACTTAAAAGTGTACATGTGTTTCTGCTCATTTGCAAAGTACGAAAGTATGGATGCACTTGTTCCATCTTTTTTCTAAAACTTTCTTGGTGTATTTTTTCTAAGTATATTTTAAGAGTTTCAGACAAGTAATAATTTTTGTATAGTTCTTCAAAGAACACACCCTTATTACTTTTCATTAAACTTTTATCTGCGTTTATCGCTCCTCCTGTTTGATCAGTTAACAGTCCTAATTTTCTTATCTTATTACACTCATCGTAGATACTATCTATTTCTTCTTCAAGAATAAAATTATCTGACCAAGCAACAGGCGCACCGTTTATGGTATCATATTGGAAGTCCATTACATAACTCCTTTAGCTTATCTATATCTTCATCCATCTTATACTTTATATCATCTAATAAATTCATAGCGGTGGTCTTGTTGCCTGTCCACAACTCTATCTCTCTGCGATACTCAACCGTCTTACCGATAGCGTCAGGGTCAAGGGCTATGATTACTTTGTCATACTCTCCTATCTTCTCCATGTGTTTAGGACTCAAGCTTGTACCCAGTATAGCCATAGCTGTGATGTATGGTAACTCTTGTGTAGCTATGATAGCTGACAGTACATCCTCTACTATGAGTAATGTCTTGCCATTACCAACAGTGTAGTAGTCAGCCTCACCTGTGTAACGATACCACTTAGGGTGATTGATCCCTACTGCTCTGCCTATAGCATCAATGATTCTACCCTCATACTTGATAGGAAAGACAACACGTTCATCCTTCACATCATACAGAGTATCAGCTATCGCTATGCCCCAACGTCTAATGAAGCGTTGGTACTTAGTGTGGTTTGCCTTGGGGGTTACCACATACTCAGGTATTTCCATAGTCTCCTTCTCCTTCTTTATGTTTGTGTATGCACGTTGCATCTGTTGTTCTTTTAAACGATACTGTATCTCTGCTGCTGTCATATCTGAACCATAGATACCACCAACAGTACAGCCTAACTTAAAACAGTTATACTTTATGTCACCTAACATATTCGTAACTGTGAATGTGTTCCTGCCCCTGCATTCAGGGCAGTCACCTCTGTGTCTGTCACCATCCTTTAGATTCAGACCGTCAATAAACTCACGCATCTTCATCTTGCTTACCTCTAGCTGCTAGTGCTTTACTTGCACCACTGAATGTGTTGACCATGTATGGCTTGACTGATGCTGTATTCTGGTGGCCTGTCACTTGCATGATACCTGCCAGATCAACACCACCCTCCATCATTTCCGTGACCGCTGTCCTACGTAAATCCATAGCCGTAAGCTCTTTAGGTAGATTAGCTTCTTCCAGGATCTTATTGATATGTAACGAGATTTCTTCTTTGTCATAGGGTGTATATGCTCCTGCTCTTGGTTTGACTCTTGGTACTACGTACTCTTGAAAGCCGAACTCCTCCTTCTGCTGACGCAGCATTGCACACAAGCCCTGAGATATTGGGAGGTGTACCTCTGCGTTACGCTTGTTCTGAGTCAGATCAATACGACATTCGTTTAAGTCTAAACTATCCCATGTAAGTAGACGTATGTCACCCACACGTTGACCCCAGTCGTATGCCATATGTACTATCAGCCCAATGCTGCGCCAGCGAAAGTCGCTGTAAGCTGTGTCAAGAAAGATTGACACTTGTTCACGACTCCAATGTACTCGCCTTGGTTTTTCAGTGACGGTCTGAACCAAAGCTATTGGATTGTGAATAAAGACATCATGTCGCATGGCATGTTTCCACGCAGCAGAAAGGACACTGCGTCTGTAGTTGGCAGTGCGAGTACCAACTGATAGCCATTGCTCATATGCCTGTGTGATGTGTCGAACTTTCAAGTTCTTACAGCGATATGCCCGAAGCATCTTGCCCTCTACCTCAGTGATGAGTGTAGCTGACAAGTGATTATCGTAGTCTTTTTGTGAGGAGGAGGACAACCTACGATAAACATCTGAGTTACGATAGAAGTCAACCACCTCTT